CGCGCACCGCCTGCACCCATTGCAGCCTGTGCGCCGCCAAGGCGCAGGGCTTGCTGCTGTGCGCCAAGGTCGCCAAGCTGGTTAGCCGCACCAAGCCTGAATTGCGCACCCTGCAAACCCACTGCTTGGTTAGCAAGACCTGCTTGCTGCTGCCGTGCCAAGTCTGCTGCCTGCATTTGCACGGCCTGGTTGAATGCCGACTCGTTAAGCTGAGTGCCAAGATTGGCGGCCTGCTTGGCAAACCCTTGGTTGGTCAAAGCCTCTGCAACAGCTTGGCGTGAGCCGCCAAATGCCTTGGCCGCAGTAGCACGCTCACCTGTATTTTGGATGGCCATTTGCCTTGATGACTCCAAGTCAGCCAAAGCATTCTGGCGCACCAAGCTGGTGTACGGATTCATGTAGCTGCCGATTGAGCCTGCGCCAGTCATGCCAAGGTTGGCTTGGCCTGATCCCAATTCAGCCGGCTGGTATGTTCCACTGAGTGCAGCCAGTTGAGCCGCATAGTCGGTTGTGCTGATGCCAGGGCCACCCAATCCGGTATTGACAAGCTGTTGCTCACCAGCCGTATAGAAAGGGTTATAGCCTGCAAACTTTTGCACGGGCAATGCAGTTGCCACGCCTTGGGCTTGCGTCACATTTCTAAGAAACGCCTGCTTGATGTCAGGATCGATTGAAGTCGATGAAGTTGTGCTGCCGCCTTTTGACATTTTGTGCCCCTTATCCGAGTAGAGATTTCATTTTTTGCACAGGAATCTTGCCATCGTTAATCATGCCAAGCAGACCCTCGCCATACTTTTTGACCGCTGATTTTTTGATGACATACTCGCCGACCTGTAGCGCACCATAGCCTTGGTCTGGGCCTTTAGGGTCTGGGCCTTTGAGCCGGTTTTTGGTGACCTTGCCGCCTTTGGCAAAGCCGTCATAGCCACCGCTGTAACCGCCGCCATCATCGCCTTGAGAAGGTGAGCCGCCACCTGTGACACCTGCATCATCACTAGCGCTGTAGCCATCACCCTGAGAGGGCATACCGCCACCTGTGACGCCTGCGTCATCACTAGCGCTGTAGCCATCACCCTGAGAGGGCATACCGCCACCAGAGATGCCTGTATCAGTACCAGGGTCGTAGCCGCCGCCGCTGGCAGGGTCTTGCATTGAAGAAAAATAAGACGCTGCCATTTCTTGGGCAGTTGCATTTGGAACACCAGCCGCCGTTAAGGCGTTCATGGCGTTCATAGCGTTAATTGCTGCCGTGTCATCGTATAAAGCGTTCTGCATACTTGTCGCAGAAATTGCTGTTGGCGAGGACACATTTATTGCTGCTGTATCTTGGTATGCCTGCGCTCGCGCTTGCGCCTCGTCTCGGTCTGCAATGGCTTGGGAAACAGCCTGCGCCACCTGTACTGCATTTTGATAAGCCCGTGGGTCAGCAATTGGATCAATTAAGCCTGGTGCGCGAATAGCATCTAATTCAGCTCGATTGACCAAAAAGTTTTCCATATCGAATCTATCAAGTGTTTCATCATTGACAAAGCTGGTGATATTGCCATCTCTGCCAACTCTTGTGCCATACCCCATATTGGCAGCATCTATCAGAAACTGATTTACTCTACCCTCTGCATCAATTTGCGCATCAGCTAGTTTGCCGCTTAAAAAATTAAGACCGCCACGAATAAGTTGACCGCCAGGAACAAATCCAGCTAATCCTCGTGCAATTGGATTATCTGTAAGCGCCAAGCCAGTCAAAGCTATAGACTGCAAATCTCTATTAACACCTTGACCAGAGCCACCGCCTGTACTACCAGTGCCGCCAGTCCCACCAGTCACACCACCACTGCTGCTACTGCCACCACTATCGCTGTAAGTACCCATAGGAATGATTGGGCGCGGAGTGGTCGTAGTAGTAGTTCCACTAACCAGCCCTGTTGACGCTGGGTAAGGATTGACAAAAGGCTGCATCTGCGCCAACAGTTGTTGATACCTATTTTGTGAGCCACTTGTACCAGGCTGGGTCAACAAATACTGCTGATATAACTCATTAACTGTTGCCATGTCAAAGCTCCTTTGCTAGTACAGCCCACTGTGGACTGTAGCCCTCATCCTTTAAAAATGTCTTTGCCCAGCCCTTGCGTCCGGCCAAAGTCACCCGTGTGCAGCCAATTGACTTGCCCCATGCTTCAATCAACGGTTGCATTCTTGAGATTTCATCTAGGTCGCCACCAGCTAAAAAGACATGCATGTTTTTTAGCCTTGGATAGACAATGATTTCTGTCAGTATTACCGAGTTTTTGGCTGGCCACAGTTGCAGCCTATTATCCAAAACCATCTCGGCAACATCATCAAAATAGTGTGTTCCACCAGAGTATTCTAAAGCAGCCTCCACATGATGGCGCAGCCTTTGCAAATGCTCTTGGTCGCTCATCTCTTACCGCTGGCCACCGCATCCAGCCGCATCACCCCGATGCGCCAATCTGCCAGCACCGCACCCGTCACCTTCATGTTGACCTGCCGGCCAGAAAACCTGACAGAAGTCGGGTTGGCTGCCGTATATGGTCCAAATGTGGATTCCGTGCCGGTTGGGTAAAGCCTGGTCTTGAACGACACTACAGCTTCGCCCAAGGTCTGCTCATCGGGTATCACCTCACGGATACTCATCACATTGTCGCCATTGCCAATCTGGATTGGCCCAGACTCGGCAAACAGTGTTGCGCCATCGTAGTCAAAACCCACCTCATGCTCGTTGACTTCGCCCACCTCATCAACCATCAGGGGCAGCGTGAAAACGCCAGCGTCAGTGCCTGCTAACCTTGCCAATGTGCCAATGGCCCAATGGCCTTCGCGGTAGTTGTAGGTCACATAAGAGTCGTTCTCAATGCCTGCATTGCTGGGGTAAAACCACCAAATCTCGCCAAACTTGCTGTTATGCACAGCATGGACTTTTGCCCGTTGGTCTAGGTTGATATTGTTGAAAACGAAATCACTGACATCGCATGGCAGTGGTTTGGCGTAGCCGTCATAAATCCAAAAGCCTGACTTGCTCATCCAGATCGCTGCCGTATCAATGGCGGCCACCGCCTGGGCAGAAATCAAGCCGCACCCAGAGCCAGCCTTCTCAAACCCGTAAACAAATGGCGCACCCACATATTGGGCCGTGTGGACATCCACATCGGTAAACAGCAGGTTGATGCCCTTGACCCTCTTGCCAGCCATCAGTGTGCCGGAGCTTGTCAATTCATAGTCACCGGCCAAGTTGTCTGTTGCTGGCGTCCAGAGGGTATTGTTCTCTTGGTCGCACCACTGGACTTTGCGAGGGTTTCCACCAGCGCCAAGGGCAAACAGGAATCGCTCGGCGGTCACAAGAATAGCCTTGTTGTTGGTCGGTGCGTTGGTGATTACAGCCGCTAAAGTCGGCGTTGTAAAGCCAAGCTGCCACTCGTAAATCTTGCCATCGTGGTCAGAGCAACCCACCAAGTATTCGCCCCAAGTGTCAAGGCTCCAAGTTGTAGCCACATTTGCCGTTCCAGTGTCGGGGCGTGGCACGCCGTAGGCAAAACTGCCATAAAGGTTTTTGCCGTAGCCAGTGGTGGAGGTGGAGTCAATAAAGCCAGTTGCAAATCCGGTTGGTGTGATGTCCTTCAAGACCCCTAAAATATCCATTGCAAACAGCTTGGAGTGAGTGCCAAGGCCAATGTAGGAGGCAGCAGAATTGTCACGCCAAGTGATGATTGCCCTGCAAGCGCCGGTCACAGTTGACGCCGACTTGGCCCTCCAGCCGTTGACAGGCCGGAGCGTGTTTTCGTACCAGCGCACAAGGTTGGCATCGTGCCACCGCCCAGCAGACTGATATTCAGTCCCGTTGCGGTAGACGCCTGGGGGTAGTTTGATGGGTATGTACATAATCAGATTGTCGGTAGGTTTGAGACAAAAGACACAGTGGCAATAACTGATGGCACTGCTGGCCGTGTCGGGCTGGCGCTGGCAGCAAAATGCTCTATGGTCACATTCACATTATCAACTTTGTACATGATTTCAACATAGTCGCCAGCAGTCAATTCAACAAAGAAATTCAAGGCCGCAACCATGTGGCTTGGATCGCCAGTGCTTTTTCTTGCAGGGGCGTGGTATCTGCTGTTTGAATTGTCTATATTCGTGCCATTTTTGCGAAACCAGATGTCCACATCTTGGCCATCGTTGGTGGTGTTTTTAAGTTGAATTGAGAACTGGATGTTAAAAATACCAGAGTCTGCAACATTGAGCCTTGAGCTATTTGACAGCGTGACGCCATTGCTGAAGTCTGTTGTGTTGAATGTCACGGCAGTAGCAACAGTAGTGCTTGCCGCCACTTGGTCGGTTGAGTCCTGAAAAGCCCCGTGGGGATTATTCAAAAACTTACCACCCCTGATGCCAAACAGCGCACCCAGCGTGCTGATGAGGTTTCTAAAGTAGCCGTTCAATGCGCCATTGACTTCAGACACATACCTGCGCTCATACGCCTCTGGAGCAAAGCCCAAGCTGGGAATCGATGGGACTTCTAGTT